TTTATATTAAAATATTTCCTTAAGACAGACGGCAACTGTTACCTTTTTCCCTTCCCCGTTGTGAAGTCGAACTTGGTAGACAGAAAATAAAAGGATCTGTAACTAGGCTTAGAACCCCTGTGGGTTCTAACAATGGAGACACTTTTCAAAAGGTCTCCTACATACCAGTTGTCAAAAATGGGAACGATTTTTTCAATTTTAATATTAAAATTGAAAACCGTAAAATCAAAAATCTATCTAATAACACTTATGGTTATTGTTATAGAACAACTGGAGATGACTATCCTAAGATCTCTGTACATCGTGAAGCAAAGGTAGTCAAACCTTATGCAATTAGGTTTGGGCCTGTCACTAGGGATATACCCTTTTGTACCGACCCAGATTTAGCAGATAATCTGCTTCTTGCATACTGTAAGCGTATCAGTCCTATTATGCCTGTTGCGCAACAGGACACACTGCTTAAATTACGAACGTTTGTAGGAAGTTATTTGAAGAAAAATCTCACTCCTTTACCACATTTAAGTGATATGCAGGAACAATTTGATTTATGGCTTTTGTCTTGCCATTACACTGAGAATCGAAAGAAACAATTACGTACTTCTTTTGCAACATTATCACAACGGAACTTTTTACTTCACCAACAAGATTTTAAGGTTAAATCATTCATTAAACGTGAATTTTATTCAACCTTAAAGAACCTGAGATTTATAAACTCCAGGACCGATATTTTTAAAGTGTATTTAGGTCCTTATATTAGATTAATAGAAGACCAATTCTTCCAACTTCCTCATTTTATAAAACATCATCAGGTGTTAGAAATACCCTCCTTAATTGATAAACTCAAAACATTCAAATATTTCGTACAAACTGATTATACTAGTTTTGAATCCGGATTTAATCCTTTATATACTGATTCAGTTGAATGCCAACTATTTAGATACATGTTTCAAAACAACCCAATAATTCTCGAAAATGTACTTAAATGCTATTACTAAACTATGCCTAATGGGAAAATTATTCCAAGGAATGAGAGTGTTAAGCATGTTAAAGGGAACTACCATTTTCGTGTGGTTGGTTCTCGAATGTCTGGAGAAATGTGGACATCCCTAGGAAACTCCTTTTCAAACTTAATGAATATGTTATTTTTATGTCATTGTCATAACATACAGGTGGATGGAATCGTGGAGGGAGATGATGGAATTTTCGGCATGTCTAGTAATGCCTTAACTAAATTTGATTTTGAAACATTAGGATTCTCAATTAAATTACAATATTTACAATCTTTACAAAAAGCAGTGTTTTGCGGAATCCATTATAATCCAACTGACCTAAAACCTTTAATTAGTGTTCAAAATACAATTCGAGTTGGTTGGACACATCATAGCCAATATTTTAACTCTGGACCACAAGTCCTTAATGAGTTACTATTAGCAAAAGCTATGTCTTTATACTGTATTGGACAATTTACTCCTATTGCAGGGGTACTTGCCTTTAAGATAATACAGCAGTTACGAAAAAATAACCCCGATATCCAACCCCATAAGAGGTATTTGGAGGATTGGTGGTTCTCTACAGTTTATCAACCTTTAATTGAAAAACAGCATTATTTTGGACCAGTAACAATAACTGATGACGCACGTCAATTTTATTCTGAACAATATAATATCGACCCCTTAACCCAACTACAGATTGAGGAACTCATTTTAAATTGCAAGGATATAACCACATTAGTGATCCCATACAATTTATCTCGACAATGCAATCTTAGTAACTTAATGTTGCTATGATTTTGTTCTACTGGTCTTGTTATTTTTGTAAATTTCATTCAAAATTTTCAACAACTATGAGTACAGAACCCAATTTCAATGAATTCCTTAAGATGGGC